TGTTCTCACTATTCTTTTTAAGTATCTGCCCAACTTGTCGAGTCATATCACCATAACGAACAGGCACCTGCACAAGATGACCTTTGGCATCTTTATAAGCATAGTTGCTCATTAGTTGAATAAATTGTGCCAAGTATCTACGTACTTGACCGTCATAAAAATAATCCGATTTAGTACAACGGCGTTAAACCGAAGCCTCCTTAAGTTGTTTTCGAGCCAATGCTCTCTCAGTTATTGCTGTTTTTCTTGCATTAGCAATTTCTGGTCCGTATATTTCTTCCCAAATCATACCTAATTTATAAATGTGCATGTTAGTTATCTGCTCTTGGTTTTAGTACTTGACTCAACGCTTGACGTTCTTGAACAACTTCTCCGGCAATGGTTGCGGTGTTGATATTATTAACAAAACTTGATTTTAGTTTTCTTCTTACCAATATCGGATTGTCGGTTTGTGTTTCTCCCAACATACTGGTGGTCATTCTAACATTATCTTCATATTTGATCCAATGTTTTGAATCATATCTAAACAGCCTATTAGGTAAGTAATCTGTTCTTAGAAAAAAATCACCTAACTGAGGATTTGCAGGAAAATTAATTCCAAATCCATACGCCGATCCATTTGGTGGAATTCCATCACCTGTAAGATATCCAATATAATAATTTTTAGAAGGCGTATTTAATACTGCCGATGCATCTAAATATGACATTGACATATCGCCACTGGCATCTGTATTTGAAATAGAAGCATCTGCAATAGATGCTAATTGTGTTCCTGTATTTTCTATAGGAATTACAAAAAATTGTTCTGTTTTATAACCGCTTGCTTCAACATCTGCTTGTGCCTGTTGAATAATTTGATTGTTAATCTCAATATTTTTCTTGTAGGTTGACAATAAATCACGTAATGTACTTCCGTCTTCGGCACCCGAATCTGCATCAAGAATCTCTTTAAATTCTTGACTATCAACTAACGGAACACATTTAGCCCTAATTAGGTGAGGATACCATGTTTGACTATATCCTGATGCTGGCCTATTAACTTCTGATACTACATAAAATCTCTTTAGTGCCACAATACTATCATCTAATGCGTATTCATCTTTCTGATGTGGTAATTCTATAACGTCACCGGACATTATTTTTCTACCTAACGCATCGTAACTACTTCTTAAGTGGAAACTGATCATGACATTATCATTGTTTAAGAACAATCCAAATTGACTTAAATTAAAATCTAAATCTTGCAAGGTATAAATTCCACGGATAACATACACATCCGGGTCATAGTGTCTATCTCTATTTTCCATGAATAGCAAATCCTGTATTCCTAACTCAGGAATAGCAGTTGCTGAATTGTTTGGAATAGTAGGGCTACTGGTTCCTTCTAATGGATCAACGGTACCTAAATATTTGTGTATATAGACATCAGTTCCGCCAACTTGAAATTCTTCGTTGATCACTCGATCTATAAATTTAAAATCATTGCCCTTTTCGGGACGGTACATAGAAAGTCTTGGCATAGTATTCTATTTATGGCTAAATATCAGTATGACCGAGAACGAAAACGAACGCCAAAAGATAGTAGAATATGTCAAAGCCATGTTAGGCGGTGGTATGATTGACGTTGAACTTGACCCTGTACATTACAATACTGCAATTGATAGGGCATTAGCTAAATTCCGTCAGAGAAGCAGTAATGCATCTGAAGAAAGTTTTGGGTTTTTAACCTTACAGTTAGATCAAAATGAATATATTCTACCACAGGAAGTCACTAATGTACGTCAAATATTCCGACGTAGTATTGGTAGCAGATCGGGTGGCGGAAATGGTGGTACATTGTTTGAACCATTCAACTTAGCCTATAGTAACACATATCTACTAACCTCTACTAATATGGGTGGATTAGCCACATATTTTGCATTTGCCAGCTATCAAAAATTAGTGGGTAAAATGTTTGGTAGTGAAATTAACTTTACATTCAACAAAACTACCAAGAAACTTACAGTTATGCAACGTCCACGAGCAGAAGAAGAAGTTATGTTATGGTTATACAACTTTCGTCCGGACTTTAACCTAATGCAGGATCAGTTTGCAGGACAATGGCTCAAAGATTATTCATTAGCGACCTGTAAACTCATGCTCGGTGAAGCACGTGAAAAGTTTGGAAGTATTGCAGCACCATCTGGCACCACACAATTAAATGGTGCATCGCTTAAAGGCGAAGGTAAAGCCGAAATTGAAACACTTGAACTTGATTTAGTCAATTACAAAGATGGTGGAACACCGTTGACATTTGTAATTGGCTAACAAAATATTGACACTGTAGCAAAAATGTAATAAATTATAGTATCACTTGGGGGTTCTATGATTATTGGTTTTGTAGGGTTAATTGGTTCGGGCAAAGATACTGCCGCAGACTATTTGGTTAATTTTCACGGATTTAGAAGAGACAGTTTCGCCAGCACTCTCAAAGATGCCGTCGCAAATGTGTTTGGATGGGATCGAACGTTACTCGAAGGACGTACAGCAGAAGCTCGAGAATGGAGAGAACAACGCGACGAGTGGTGGTCTACCCGTTTAGACAAAAATATAACACCACGCTGGATCCTACAATATTGGGGTACTGATTTATGTCGAGTGGGATTCCACGATGATATCTGGGTTGCAAGTCTTGAAAATAAGATGCGTAAAACAGGTGACAACATTGTTATTAGCGATGTGCGTTTTCCTAATGAAATTCGGGCAATACACAATTCAGAAGGAATAGTAGTGCGTATCCAACGAGGATTAGATCCAGAATGGATGGATGCGGCAAAATCGTATAATCGTGGGCCTAACGGAAATTCTAACTGGTCTTTGAGCAAAAGTAAGTTAGATAAATTAAAAATACATGCAAGTGAATATTCTTGGGTGGGCGGTGATATTGATTACACAGTCAACAACGATACCACAATAGATTCATTGTTTGATCAGATACATGCTATTGTTAAAGATCGGGTACCAAATCCCCTTGCCTCCAAGGCAGCTTGAGTTTATGTAATATTCGTTGACAGTTAGCACATACTGTCTTGAGATTTGTATACCTACAATTAGTTGGATTTCCGTCAATGTAGAACACATTAAACTGTTCTGTATATTTAGAAGTGAAGCCGCATTTATCACATGCGGTTTTCTTTTTATATCCTGACTTCTGCCACAGCGGAATGCCATCCTTGCGGTGGCTGGCACAATGATCACATTTAGATCTGTAGAAAGCTCTGCCTTCTTTATAATAGTTGATAGCAACGGGTCTCTGCCCGCATTCTTTACATAGATTTCTCATATGCGCCCTTTTGTTGCCCTTTTCACTTGTATTTAACCCCTTGTTTTTTTCAAGACCGGCTAAATAACTCAAGTAATCCAATTAGGAGATATTACATATGGCAACTTTGAATTCACCAGGCGTAAGCGTATCAGTAATTGACGAGAGTTTTTACACAACATCGGCTCCAGGCACCGTGCCTATGATATTTGTAGCGTCAGCACAAGATAAAACAAATCCAAGTGGATCAACAGCACTTGGAACTACCGCAGCTAATGCTGGTAAAGTTTGGTTAATGACCAGCCAACGTGATCTAACCGATACGTTTGGAACACCAAAATTTTATACAGATGCAAGCGGAAATCCTCAACACGGAAACGAGTTGAACGAATATGGACTACAGGCGGCTTATAGTGCATTAGGTGTCAGTAGCCGTGCATATGTGGTTAGGGCAGACATTGACACCGGAATGTTAATTCCAACCAGTAATATACCAAAAGGTGAACCAGTTGGTGGTACATATTGGGTCGATACCAATGCCAGTCATTATGGTATTAAAGAATGGAATAACACCACAAAGAAATTTACAGTTAAGACTCCATTGATACTAAACGATGATTCTACAGCAGACGAAATAGACATGGGAGAACCCACTTCCAATGTTGGTAAAGACGGCGATTACTGTATAGTAGTAACTAAAGATAATGAAAACAGTCTTTATCATAGAGCAAGTGGTACTTGGAATTTAGTATATGACAACTTTGAAGGCGGTAAGTCTGTACAGATTAGTACACACTATGATTATCCTGATACAGGTACATGGACAACAGGTAGTGTATGGATAACCACAACAACAGCAACCAATGGAGCAAAATGGACTGTTAAAAGATACAATAGTTCATCTCGAGGTTGGGATACTGTTACTGCCCCTTTATACACCAGTATTCCGGCAGCTACAAAAGCCATTGACGGAACCGGTGGATTAAACATCGCAACAGGTAGTGTATTCATCGAAACGGATTATAATCAAAGTGATAGTCAAACAGCAACATTTAAATTATGGAGACGTGCTCATCATGGCATTACCAGTATTGTTAGTGCAGCAAGCACTTCTGCTACTGCCAGCCAGGCTTATGACTTTAAAATTAGAGAAACTACTGTAGGGTCTAATACATGGAGTTCATGGGTCAACGGTACAGTCATAGGTGATGGAGCCAAGACATTCGGATCAGCATTAGCAGACGCTATCAATTCAATGGGAACAGTTAACATCTCGGCCAGTTATAATTCTACTACACACAAAATTACAGTAAGACACAATTTAGGTGGTGATTTTGAGATTCGAGATACTACTAATCCATTTTCGTCAGCAGGATTCACTGTATATAATACTGTAACCAAGACAGGTACCGATAATCTATATACGCCTAACACAGGTGATCAAGGTGACAATGCAACTTTCTTAGCCACCAACTGGAAAGCATTAGTATACGAAGCTAAAAATGATGCTCCTTATACTACACCATCGGATGGCACATTATGGTGCAATGCAACCCACGATGAAGTTGACATCATGATACACGATGGTTCAACATGGGTAGGATATGCCAGCGTATATCCAGATGCAGATCCACTTGGCCCTATCGTTGCAGTAATTGAGCCAATTGAACAAAGCGATGGTAGCGATCTTGTAGATGGAGATATTTGGGTATCTACTGCAAACATGGATAGATACGGCAATGATCTTTATGTGTATGACTCAACTATCATGACTGGTAGCAAATGGGTAGCACAGGATACAACAGATCAATCAAGCCCAACAGGATGGTTATTTGCAGATGCACGTTGGTCAAACAGCGGTACAGATGACTTTGAATATTTAGAAAGTATTCCTAATCTGTTAGTTAGCGATTACTTAGATCCTGATGCTCCTGATCCTGCATTATATCCAAAAGGTATGCGTTTATGGAATACACGTCGTAGTGGTAACAATGTTAAGAAATTCGTTTCTGGATACATTGACATCACTGCTAACGATGGATTGAATACTCGCTATCAAGATGAAGATATGGCAGCTTACAATGTTGATCGTTGGGTAAGTCAACATAATGTTGCAGAAGATGGTTCCGGCGTATTTGGTAGATTAGCACAAAGAGCACAAGTGGTCGCGGCGTTGAAACATACAATTGACACCAACTCATTGATTAGAGATACAGATACAGTAGTGTTTAATTTGATTGTAGCACCGGGATATTCTGAAGCTATTGCTAATATGGTTAGTTTCAATACCGATCGTGGAATCACTGCTTTTGTTATTGGTGACACACCATTTAGATTAAAGCCAAATGGTACAGACTTAGCGGCCTATGGTAAAAATACTAATTTAGCATTGGATAACAATGAAAAAGGTGCAGTTACCCACGATGAATATATGGCTATGTATTACCCAAGTGGATATACAAACGACAATAGTGGAAACTATATTGTTGTTCCACCAAGCCACATGATGCTAAGAACATACATTAATAACGACAATAAGAGTTATGTTTGGTTTGCTCCAGCTGGAACTCGTCGTGGTGGTATTGACAACGCTACCAGCGTTGGATATATTACAGAAGAAAATGAATTTAAAACGGCAGCAATATATCAATCACTACGTGATGTTATGCAAGATCCAACTGTTCAACTTAATCCAATCGCTACACTGGTTGGCGCTGGTTTAGTAGCATTTGGTCAACGTACTCGTGCAAGAAATTCCAGCAGTTTAGATAGAGTTAATGTTGCTCGTTTAGTTTGCTACTTACGTCGTCAATTAGATATTCTTGCAAGACCATATTTGTTTGAGCCCAACGATGCACAAACTCGTCGTGAAATCAAAGCAGCGGCAGAAAGTCTAATGCAAGAGTTAGTGGGACAAAGAGCACTATATGACTACATCGTAGTATGCGATGAAAGTAATAATACTCCTTCAAGAATTGACCGTAACGAGTTGTACATGGATATTGCTATTGAACCTGTTAAGGCGATTGAGTTTATATACATTCCGTTGAGACTGAAAAATACTGGCGCAATCAAAGCTGGTTTATAATAGGTAAATAACATAGATTAAGGAGCATTTATATGCCGGTTTCAAGTTTAAATAGATTTACAGTACCATTATCCGGAACACAAGGTGGCGGAACACAGGGACTGTTGATGCCAAAACTAAAGTATCGCTTCCGCGTTACGTTAGATCAGTTTGGTATTCCTGGACAACCTACTACAGAATTAACTAAACAGGTTATGACTGTTAGTCGTCCAGAACTTACTTTTGATGATGCTACATTAGAAGTATACAACAGTAGAATTAAGTATCTTGGTAAGCACAAGTGGGG